TCCATTAATATGCCAAGCATCACCATCAGATCTTGTCGAAACAGATTTAGATGGTAAAGATACAACAGACTCAGAACCAAATTGAGCAGAAGGCAAAACACCATTCAAATAATCCAAAGGAAGATTGCTGAAGCGTAAATCCAAGAAATTCAAACGGTCGGCATTCTTACCAGAATCGAAGTTAACCTGCTCAAGCTGAGTAGACAAATCCATAGAACCAGATGGAGTAACATAATCGACATTACATAAAGATGCATCATATCCCTGCCACTGACGGAACTGATAATGGTCATTACAAATCTTATGGTAAGCAAGAAGACGGAAGACAGACACATTAGGAAGATGAGTCATACCTATCACAGAACTATCTGCAAAATCTTCAAAAGACATATTTTGATAATCAAAACGACCGTAACCGAGAAGCTGAAGAAGCTTAGAGGATGCAGACCAACGATATTCACCGTTATTATCAAAAACAGAATTTTTAAATTTGTCAGAAAAATCACCTTTAGTAAATTTAGACTTAGCAGCTTGACCCATCTTGTACAAATATTTGTGCAAGGCAGAATAAGCAACATAAGGCATACCTGTTGTAACCTTTTCGTTAGCAAAAGGAGAGGTAGCAATGCGTGAAGCATCTTGCCCAGAGGCCGAAGTAGTCATATTCAAAACCTGAGTATTGAAATACTTCCAAAGTTGAGAATAAGGAACAAAAAAGAACTGAACATTCTCACGAAGGCGAGTAAAAGCAGCAGTCTGCAAAGGTGCAGTTCTAGTAAAATAACTTGCATCAATACGAATTGAATCACCTGGGTTCATTTCGTAAACGGCGCAAGGAAGAAGTTCACCGATTTTGGCGGTGAACAAATTGCGGGCTGAAACGTCAAAAGAGTTTCGAGACGGCTTGTTTTTCAAACCATGCAAACCCATAATATCGGAACGATTTGCCATAAAAAAAATAATTAAATATTAAACTTATAACGGTCTGCAATCTGTCTATGCTTAATCCGTGAACAGAACTGATTTTTAACAGATTTAGACCAATTCATAAAATCTATAGATGTAGCAGAAAAAGTATCAAAGTCAATAATAGAATCGTAATATGCAGAAGCAAAATGCGAATCCAATTCACACAATGATAAATTATCAACTAAGCGAGAGTAATCAAGCCATCGATAATAAGACTTGTAAATATCAAAATAATCACGCAAACCGAAACCTAAAGAATCGGCAGCGGAAACAAAACGTTTAGAAGCGTACAAAACAGAACATAACGGAGATAATATATTTAAATCCGAATGCAAACAAGCCAGACACTGAGGAGCGCATAAGGAAGCAAGTGAAGCATATTCATTATCTTTATTAAAATACCAAGCATTAAAAATATGAGTAGCTAAATTAAGAACAGAACCTAATTGCTCATATCTGGATTTAACGAAATTGTCGGCAAAGAGCGTAAGTTTTCGAAATATAATTCTGTCATCCTCGCAAGCTGAGAAGCTATATCGTGGTAGCAATCGACCGACAAGCGACCTCCTAACGGAGTAAGTATACTGCTCACCAGACCAAGAGATAACATTAACTTGTCCGATATGTTCAAAGTTTCTTTCTTGAAAAGATTTTTTAATGTCTTCTTTCGAAGAAACCTCTCCAAGATAATTGGAGTGAAACGAACGTGGAGGAGCAAGGAGTTCAAGCACATAGGGAAAATCAGCAGGCTTATTAACATACGACGAAACGTAAAAATAGGCTTTTCCGTCGGTCTGTTTAGAATCAATGTGACCGAACTTCCAGAGCGAACGTAAAAAAACAGGGGTTTGAATAGGTCGGGACTCTGTACCAAACTGCAGGACATTTTCAAAATCTCGGGCAAGCTGAGACGATGAGTAGAAAAATAAGATATGCCAATGCGGACGCAACGACTGCGTACCATACTCGCCGATAGCGTAGTAACGTATCTTTTCATTGTAATTTTTTGAGACATATTTTCTAAATCTTTTAATAAATAACTGCAAATGCCTATTTACAAGCACCGCAACTTGATTATTTTCATAAGTAACATTTCTATTAACCGAAAAATTAGCTTTATAAAAAGAACGATGTTTATTGTATAAAATCACACTATTACGTAACTCTTCAGTATTAACGACAGTAGGTGTAGAAAAATCTTCGTTAAAATCATGATTCTGCTGCAAATTAACAACCTCACCATCAGAAGCAGAAAATAAACGAGAAACATCCACAATAGGCAAATGAGTTTCGTCATAAGTCAAAGTAACGAAAGAACAAAACTCTGACCTTTGCTCCTCAAGAGCAAGACGGTTACTCAAGCTATTACGTTTAAGTTCCTGACAAGCAGGACAAGAACCGCAGCCAACCATCTGAACACGACCAAAACAATCTCTAATACTTACGGGCTTAAAACAAGAAACCCAAGGAGTCACGTTATTCATAATCACCGAACATGTTTAAAAAACCAAGAACCAGAATGAGAAATATATGTAGTATCGGATACGATAATCGTACCTTTACCAAAAGAGTCAAACTGACGCTGAACAGTGCAACTAGTCATAGCTGAAACACCAAAATAAATGCCAATCAAACTAAGAGCATAAATAAGCACCTTAATAATAATCTTGATAACTTCTTTTTTCATAATTACAAATTATTAAAATAAAACAAAACAACATGGCTGAAAAAGCACCGTGGAATCGTATCTGATAAAAAATTAGTAAAATTCATATCTTAAACACTTAATAATTAAACCATAGTGAACCAGAAGCGAGTATCTTTCTGCTGAAAGATACCATTAAACTGAATAACCGCATCATTACCATAAGTATCATACACTGAATCCATAAAAGAAGAAACTTCATCAGTACGGACAGCATAATGAGTAGTATAAACATCACCCAAGACATTAGAGGTTACAATAACCTTAAAATAGTCACGCAATTCATTATTAAAGAATTGAGACCGCTCAGAATCAGAAATAACCTTTTCCATAATCATAACAATTTAAATTAAACATTAAAGATACCAGAAACATAAAGCAACTGATTTCGAGTGCAATATTACAAAAAAAATAGATACGTTATAACATAAGGGACGTTATATTAACAAATATTAGTTTACTTTTACAATGTTTCACGTGAAATGCTATCTATGAATAGGAAACGATTAAAGTGCATAAATTATCACCGACATAAAGAAACTGATACGAATACAGTAGAACGTACCTAGCAAGCGAACCTTATTAAGTCGGTGTCACTTTAACAGTAGATAAACTAGAAGAGACTGAATCGGTGGAAAGTAAACACCGATTTCGTAATATCTTATATAAGATAAGGACTTTGAGATGATAGCTAATGATAGCAGGCGATTAGGGGCGTTGCCCCTATAACCCCACTTCCGGTCATCCGGAAGCGGAAGGAGCGGAAACTACGTTTCCTGTCTTATGGGGCGTTGCCCCAAACCCCAGTTCCTTTGGCATTGCCCAAAGGAACCGAAAGGCTAGTGTTTTTCATGGTATCACAGCCTTACGGGAGACTTTGAGATGATAAGCGGTCGGGTTCTTCGAACCGTTCACGACCGAAGCACAAAAGTAAATAACTAATGATAACTAATAATAACTAATGAGTGTATGCTAGAATCGGGAAAACAGAAGCAGAATGAAATAAGATAAAAAAATACGTGCGTAAATCTATATATAAATATATATAAAAAATACACACGCATAAATATATAATAGTAAATGACATACCAAAAATGGATTATAAAGTCATTTTACTAATGGAAACCTTTAACTTTTTTAGGAGCATGCATAACTTTGGTAGATTTACCAAAAGCATAAGCACCAGCAGCAGGTAACCAAGAACCATCAATACCAAGCCAACGCCAAAGCTTATTAGCAGGACTTTGAGTATCTTCATACTTCTGCTGAGTCCAGCGACTAGAATCATTTGTTGCATCAATAGATAATTGCTGAGTAGCTTTTCTGAAATCATTATCTATCTTAATACCAGACTCATTAGCATAATTAAGAGCAGCAGACGAAACGTACATACGAGCAGCTGCAGCAGCCATTCCACGTTGAGCAGCAAATAAAGCGGACTGAGCAATAACATTTGCTAAACCTGCTTGTTTTTCAGCAGGAAGCCAAGACAAATTAACCTTAGAAATACGGTTCTGAGTATCAGCAAGGGCAGCATTCATTGCATCGAGATAAGCACGATTAGCAAGAGATTGGTTTTGAGCATTAACCAAATCTACACGAGCATCCAAAGAATCTTGTGCGTATTTATTTTCGAGCTCTTGATAAACATTCCTAAGCTGAAGATTTTTTGTCTTAGCCTGCAAAGTCTGTAAAAGATACATATTTTGCATACGTTGCGCTTCTGTCATCTGACCAGTATAGTCAGCTTCTTCATCAGCTTTACGAGTCTCGGCATCACGAACATTCTTTTGAGCATTAATATCCATCTGCTGAGCAATCATCTGGGCAGCAGATGAACCTGCAGAACTAATACCTTGTGACAAAGTTTCACCAGAATTGGACATAGATGTGGATGGAATAGAACCAGAAACAGAACCAGCAGAACCATTCATCATCAAATTAGGATTGAGACCTGCTTCTTCAAAACGCTTACGCTGATTTGCAGCAGTATTATATTCTCTATCCATAAGATACATTTTCTCCTGCCAATCACGTTGCGCTTGGGCATTTTTATCCTGCTTTTTAGAACCAAACAAAGAACCTAAAAGACCAGCACCAGCAGTGATAGCGGCAGCACCAATAGTAGCAGACATATACGACAAATTTAAATTAAACAAAGCCCCCTAAAAAGGGGGCATAAATTATTAATCAGAGGAAGACTCATCATCAGAAGAAGACTCACCAGAGAACATAGACAAAATATAATTATCCAAATTCTTACGAGCAGAAGCAAGCTTCGACTTTTCCTCAGAATCCTTCATTTCTAAAACCTTCTTATCAAAATCATCAATAAATGAAGACAAAGCAGATTTCTTATCAGAAAGAGACTGCAAATAACGAGAATCAGTAAATTCCATTTTATCAAAATCATCAAGAGCGGAAAACTTATCCCTAATCTCATTTGGCATATCATCCTTAATCTGAGTAAATCGTGACAAAATACCATCCATAAGAGACTGAGAAAGTCGCATATCGGACAATCTATTTAACAACGTAACATCAGAATGGATAGAAACACCATCATCAAAAAAATCATGCTGCAAATCCTCGCCAACGGGAGGCACATAACACTTTGTTTTATAATTTCTAATACTCATAATAAACAAATTTAACTAATTAGAATAAGGAAGACCGTAACGACTAAGGTTACGAGTAACATAAGCCATATTAACCATTCCAATGTAAAGTTTATCATCAGAAACAAGATAGTTATTCTGATTGACAAAGATACTATTACATAAAGATGGTCGGCAGTTAAAGAGTTCTGGAGCTATCTGCATAGAAGATAGATTGCGACGACAAATCTCATCGATCATATCAGCAGGAAGACCAGTTACCCAAGAATCCAGAGTAAAGCAAAAATCACCGTTATATTTATCGTAATTAGTCTTGTACTCAGAATATCGAGGAGCATAACCGTATGACTTAACAAAATTTTCGTCATTAACGAAGCCAACCTTTACACGATCAAAAGAAGGTGCTTGAACTTCAAAAAGATAATTCTGTTGCATACCGATACTATCCATTTCTGGGATGACGAAATCGGAAGCATCAGTCTTGCAAAGAGTACGGTCAATACCGATGTGAGCGTAATCCAATATAGGTGTACAACGATAAATACCCATAACAACACCGTAAGTATCAGCAGTAAACTTAATCTTAGACGAACCGTTACCAATAGGAGAAGCTTTAAAATCAGCTTGACCGTCACCAGAAAGGTTCTGGTTAACAATAGGGTTAATATCAATCATAGAAGAAGAACCACCAATAAAATAGGATGTATCATCAGCGTGTTTAGGCTTAACACCAAAATGAGCCTCAATCTGAGACGCAAAATCAACATCATTTGCCAACTGAATCTCCTTATATTTCTGGGCAGCGTAAGCCTGACGAAGAGATAAGATTGACATAGAAAGAGAATCTTGGTTAATAACGTGAGAATGGACAAGTTGACCACCAGTAGCACCGTTAGACCAACCAAGACTACCAATGGTAGAAGAAGAACCCTTACGAGAAACAACTGGAAGACCAGAATCAAAAGAAGCTGATCCATTAATATGCCAAGCATCACCATCAGATCTTGTCGAAACAGATTTAGATGGT